GTATACGCCACAGTTGCGTTTTTTTATGGATCGCTATTAGAGGCGATTTTTCCCGACATTAAGGATCAGACGAAAGTCTCGCTAATGTTTGAATCGTTGGTTCAGCTATTTTTAATCGTTTTCCTTTTTGTCATTCTGAATGATCTTTATAAGAGCAGAATAGGGATCATAGTGTTTGTTCTCGTTTTAATAGGCAATATCCCTACGTTTTTCAAGAAAATTGATTTATTATCAAAACGCCTTTTTAAGAATGTAGCGACAAAAAAAGATCCAATCGTCGAACAAGTCAAAGAAGAAACACAGCTTTATGACACAAAGAAAACAGAGGTAAAGAGAGACGATTGTGTGACAGAGCAGTACGAAGACTATGAAGAAGAGGAAGAGGAAGAGGAAGAGGAAGAGGAAGAAATAGAACCAATTGGTGCGACATCAATCCGAAATCTTCGTTTTTAAGGAATTTTAAATCCAATACATACATTTTTGAAGTGTGTCACAAAATCCCTTTTGATTTTGTTCAAAAATGTTAAGTAAAATAATATAGTTTTATAAGGAATTTTAAATCCAATACATACATTTTACAAATCTCCATCATAACTCCTTTTTAAAATTCTAAAAATGTTCTGTGAAATTTTATAGATTTGATACGCGATTATACACTATGAATCTTATCGATTTTCTAAACAAAAATGGAATACTTTACTTTCCAATCAACTTAGAGAAGAAGCTTGTTAAGTCATCAGGTAAAACCAAAAAGTTACTACGCCCTTACAATGACAAATCAATGCCATCTTACAATGATTTTTCTGATACCAAACTCGTTAAGGAACGTCAGCAGAAATATGGAGATCTATATGATACGATCTGGATTGATACCAAGATGATAAACCAGATTGATGTTGATGGTGATTTTGATCCTATGATTCAAACTCCTTTCTTCAAGAGTGTGTCGAAAGGAAAACCACATTATTTTGTTAGCGGGTTTCATGGATTAGGACGTAAGCGTGTTGATACTAAATGGGCTTATGTGGAGCTTCTATGTGGTCAAGGAAGTTATGCTGATAAGAATCAAGAAGTGTTCAACCATGAAATGGAAATTAAGAATTATTGTGGCGATATTTACAAAATTCTCCCTCAGAACACTGATGATCCAAATGAAATCGAACGTCGCACAGTGTTGTCGGATCCTTCAGAAAATATTAGCGACAAGTTGAATAAAGTATTTGACACGGAAGGTGATTGGAAATCAAATTTATACGAAAACAGTAAGAACTGTATTATTATTCCATCTGATAAAAAATGCCTTGTTGATGGAATGAAATGTCATTCTTGCGTTCAGAGCTTCGTAATTCTCAATAAAACATCTATTAAAGTTCGGTGTCATGCTTGTGGTGAAAAGAAAATTGATGTTGTGAAAAATAAGGATGATTGGAGTGCTATCCGCCGTTTTTACGGTTGTGGTAATGATTCTTCGGAAGATAAAATGACATATGATTTAATTCAGGAATATGTTGATGAAGTGTGCGAAAATGAGGACTATCTTAAAAAGGACGGTTATATTATGAAGCGTTCAGATGAATGCGTTATTGAATATGAGTCAGTTGCTCCGTATGATGAATTCCTTGACACTATCTTCAAAGACGCTGACCTCTCTATGAAAAGGGTTTATAAAAAACCTACATCTAAAAAGAATCTTATTAATTATTTGGAAACAGTTCATACAGACATTGATATTCTGAAGCGTGATAATAACATTATGAGTTTTAAGAATGGTTATTTGAAATTGAAGGAATTTACTTTTCATCCTTATAATGATACTGAGAATTATAATTTTATTGCTAAAAAATTTATGCCGTTTGATTTTGATAATGCATGGCTTAATTGTGATTGGACTGAAATTGATTGTCCGATTTTCGATAAAATTATCAGCGATCAACCTATGATTTCCAAAGATCCTCTGGTAAAGCTTGCGTTTTATGGTCTTCTTGGTTCTCTTCATTTTCCAAATGGTGAAGACCCAATTAAAGTTGTTCCATATTTGGTTGGTACTTCTGGAACAGGCAAATCAACGATTGTTAATATTGTATCATCAACCTTTTCACAAGAGAATATAGGTACAATTAATTTTAGAGAGAAAACTTTTGGGAAATCGGCGTTTCTAACCAAAGATGTAATCATCGATGCCGATACACCCTCAAACATGATTAAGGAATTTGGCAAGTGCGAGTTCCAAAAAGCCGTTTCGGGTGAAGTCATTGCTATTCCTATTAAAAATCAAAAAACCGAAAATCAACATAAGGTCGTTCAGCGAATGCTGTTTTGCTCTCAGTATGTTCAAGAGGTTCAAGATACAGGTGAGGTAATTCGTAGAATTGCGTATTTCAATTTCCAGCCAGTTGATTGCACAAATTCCAATCTCGAAGATGATTGTATTAATACAGAATTACATAAAGTTTTCATCAAACTTATTTTGGCACGAAAGAAAATTATTGAAACATTCAATGGTCGCCCATTTCATGAGTGGGGTATCAAACATTTCAATGATAAGGTTGAAGATGTACTTATTGAAAATAATTATATTTACCGATTTATTAGCGAAAGTGACCATTTCCAAATGTTAAGTGGTACTCGTGTTCCATTTGAGACATTTGTTTCATTATTTCATGAACATTTCAAGGGGCAACCTAATCGTCCTCGTAAGCCCAAAACATCTGATGTGATGTTCGCAAAGATGAAACTAAATGTTACTAAAGACTTAATTTGTAAAAATTGCAAAAGTAAATTTGATCCTTATCATAAGTGTTGTGAGGCACATAATAAAAACAACAAAACAACGAAATATTTCATCGATGGCCTAAAACTCATTGAAACCAACAATGAATTTTCATTTGACGACGGAAATGCTTTGTAAAATCACGTAAATATATCATTTGCGTGTGTTTTTTTTTATTTCAAAAAAATCATATAAACATAACAAAATATAAGATTTTTGAACTATGAATTGGTTTAATAAATATTCACCAAAAAAAATTGATGATTTTTTAACAAATAAAGATAGTATTTCAAATTTGAGAAATTTTTCTAAAAACCTGACACATTTCAAAATTTATAATGAAAGTAATGCGATTGGAAAAAGAAAGATAGCATCCCTATTTATTGAAGAATTAGATATTAAACATGTGTTCTATATAAATGATGCGTTAAAAACAAATGAATCTAGGGATAATTTGTATTCTTTTTTAGACAAAAAAATCAATGACAAATTAAAGGTTATTTTCATTGAAAATTTATCATTCATTTCAAACATATTTACACATGAATTAATAAATTTGCTAAAGATTGAACAGACACAGTATATTATTTGTGCTATCGATAATAATAATTCAAATCAAATATTTGATAAATATTTTGTAAAATTTAAACTTGATGTGCCAGATAAACATGAAATTATAAAAATAGGTGAGCATATATTAACTACCGAAAAGATTGAATATACTAAAAATGATATAAATGATATTTACGATGGCTCAGCGAATTATTATGATTTTATTTTCAAGTTGGAAAGTTTTTACAAATATAAGAAATTATTAAGGTTTGACGAAACAAAAATAAATTTTGAAAAATTTTTTGATAGTAAATATAGTCTACTTGAAAAAATTCGTGAAGTAAGAAAATATGAAACTACTCTAATACAAAGCAAAATTGTTAATAAATTTTTTAATTATAATTTTGAATACCAGAACAATATCAAATTTGCTACAATTCTAGGCAATGCAAAAGAGAAATATGAAATGAATCAAAACGAAAGTTTCGAGTTATATAAAGCAATCGCGAGGATTCATGAAGAAATAATTGAAAAAACATGAATAAACATATTAAATTGAATCAATTTAAACAGCAATTCCACGCCAGTTGTCACAGAGTCTCTCATCAAGATATTTGAAAAGATCCGTATAGTCGTTATTAACAATAACGAAATCGAAGTATTCTTCTGGAAGTTTGGCTACCTGATTCTCTGTATAAGAATCTGTAATGGCTTTTAGATGTACTTTCCAATCATTCGGATATAATGTGCGAACACGATCCTCAATAATTTCCTTTTCATTCTGTAAATTAATAACTAGATCGAAATTCTCTGACATTTTAAAATATTCGTTCATCATCCTAAGGTCATCAACAACTACAAAGTCATTCTTGCGAATCTGTTTCATTAGAGCTTTAACCCAAACATCTTGATCAATATCTCGCATCTTCGTTGCAAGATTAATAAGCAGATTGCGATCTTTCACAGTCATTCCAAACAATTCAGTTGCTAGTTCCTTCACTTTTCCGGCAAAAGAAAGCTTCTTCCATTTATAATTAGAGTACCGTTCAATAATCTCATTCGCAAGCGTTGATTTTCCACTGCAAATATTTCCGGAAATCGCGATCTTCATTTTTATACTTTTTTTATATTTTTTTTACACATTTTTTTACACATTTTTTTTGAAAACATTTTTCATAATTTTATAAGGAATTTTAATCCAATTTACAAACAATTGAAGAACGACGAGTATAAACCCTTTTCACACCACATTCCTCACGAAGTGTTTTGTAAAGCATCTGTTTAGTTTCAGCAGAAAAGGTTTTGTTAGAAAAAAGAACAGAATACTTGCCATTTCGAATGAGAATTTTGTTGCGAAAATAAGACATGATTTTTGTATTTGCTTGAAATTACTTTGTTTCTTGTTTTTATATGTTTTTATATATATATATAATAAGAATGTTTGTTGTCGTTATAATTATATTAATGATTTTAGTATCAGTTATTTTGGTTGTTTTGAAAAAGAGAAAAAATAATAATTCTTATACTTTGGATGAAATAAGAAATAACGATCTGTTAGAAGAAGAAATCACTACAAGAGAAATAAGTGAAGATAAAGAATTAGAAAAAGAAATAAAAGAAGAAATAAAAGAGGAAGTAAAGGAAATTGAAGAAGAAATTCTTGTTGAAGATCCAATGACAATTGAAGTTCCACAGACTTGGGAAGGTATGTTTAGAAAAATTGATTTGAACAATGATGGAATGCTTCAAAGAAGTGAAATAGTGCATTATAGAGACGGGTTATCACTAGAAGAAATTTGGAAGAGATATGATGAAGAAGGATATAATGATGGTAACCTCATGGATTTGGATAAGTTTATCGCTGAAGAAGGTGACATATCGCATTGGAGCATTATACCAAAACAAAAAAATAAAAAGAAAAGCAAAAAAAAGAGAAAGAATCAAAAATACAGTATTTTTCACGGTGATTAAGATTATTTTTTCTCATAAAATTCCTTATAAATTTTTCAAAAATGTTTTGGAAAATTTTATCATAGTTAATTAGATTGATCTATTATGTCTTCGTACATAGATTTGATTCCAACTGATGTTCTGCTGCACATTCTTGAGTTTAATGCCGAACATCGCGAACTTTTCAAAGAAACTCTTGAACAGATCGAAGTTAAAGGCATTCTCAATACACTTAATGAGTACGAAAGATTAGAACCTTTTGTTCATCTAACGGATGCGTATTATGAGAACATTGCTGATCCGGGTTATTTCGTTCATGTGCTTTCTAAGTGTAAATGTTGCGAACGCCATGCTCGGAATCGCCCTACAAGCATAAACGATGAAGTTCCTGAAAGCGACGTGGTTTCTCCATTTCAAGTTCACACGTGTATGTGTACGTGTCGTAATCGTTCTCGTTGGATTATTCGGTCGTTTTGGTATGATGATGAAGACTATTGATAAGAGTTGGAATGATTTTTTTAAAAATATTCAGTATACTTGGACACGTTTATAACTGGTTTATTGGTTTTGGCTTTAAAAGAGTTCGGATCCCATTGCTCCTCATCATCTGAGTCAGGATTTGGCGGTTTGTAATTTTTATTACTAAAATCCCATGAAGCCTGGCTACATAAGCGGAAGGGTGGATGACTGTCTGCTTTATACCAAAATATACAGTCTTCGATTTTATTTGATTTACTTGTATTGTCTATAACAAGCACCCCATAGTCAGATGTAACTTGATTCATACACTGACAAAAGGCATCAAATGTCGGAAACATTCCAGCGAACGAATCGTACAATCGTTTTCTATTTTGGATGATATTTTCCCGCAATATAAAAACGTAATCAATATTTGTTCTAAGATTCGGTGGCAATCCAAGAGCGTATTGCATCGCTAAAATAAAGAATAATTTATAATGTCGGCCATTCATAAATAAAGCCCTTACATATTTGCTTTTAAAAATCGATGAGTCGTACATACAATCATCGAATATGACAAACGCATCTGGGTTGACGTTCATCGATTTTCCACTTTTTTGTTTTTTTAGAATTCTTTCTTGACGTAGCAGAACCTTTTGAAGGATGTCATCGTTATACTCGCCATGTATAAAGATCGGCGGAACCATCTCTGAATAGAAACCATTCGCGGCTTCTGTTGCAGAAACAACTGTACCGACTGGTATATTTCTGTGATATGACAATAAATCTTTGGTTAAGAACGATTTGCCTGTATTTCTTTTACCAATCATAACGACAACAGAATCAGGCTTGATTGACGCCATATCAAATCTTTTTAATTGCAATTTCATATTAAAAATTTCATATATAAAAAAAATTTGTAAAATAACACACAATACAATGTGTATAAAAACATATAAAAATAAAACATTGTCAAATGATAATATATATTTAAAACTATGTCTCTTGATTCTTGGTTTTCGAGTAAAAACAAAACAAAAATATTGTATTTAAAATTCAAAGAAGGTATTCAGATAGAAAATGTAGTACAAAAAAAAGCAGATAATAATAATATCAATATTATTAATCTAAATCCTTTATATAATAAGTCCCATTTGATTATCAAAAAAAAGTTCTTCTTGGAAAAAATTGAAGAAATCTTGACTAAAAAGAATATCAATTCCTTTTTTAACACACGTGACGATATTTATATAATACATAACGCTCATGTTTTCGATAAAAGTTTTTTCGAAAGTTTAAACAAAATGTCCGCAAAATTTTGTTATCCTGTTGTTTTGTTGATTGATCTATCCTTGATTTCCGAACGATTTGCGTCATATATTTTGAAAGACACAAAAAATACAAAAACTTACGAGGTCAAATTTAATCAAGATTCTATAAAAAAATACATAAATGACACTTGTGAAGAATGCGAATACAAGATTACAGATAAACATTTCGAAGAATTACTTAGAATTAAAAACATGTATCAAATTAAAACCGCTTTGCGTGAACTTATTTTTACAAAAAAAATTGACTTTGAAAATAACAACGAAATTAAAATTGATAAACACGTCGTACAAAACGCATTTAAACTTCTTTGCAACGCAAATATAGCATGGAGCGAAAAGGTAAAAAATATAAAAACACAAATATCTCTTTTTAAAATGTTAATGCCTTTACATGTAGTGTCTGGTTTGGATTCAAATAATAATATAAGTTTTGATAAAAAATTTGACATAATTCAGAAATGTTTTGAGTCAATGGCACAAGCTGAAAAGGTATCTGATAGTACATATTCTATTATTCTGAAATATTTGATTCCTGCGACACTTGTACCAAATCAAACATTAAAAGGAATTACGATGAACAATAGCCTTTCAAATAAGTATTTGAAAAATGATGAATCAGAAATATATATTCATTTTTTAAAAGCTACTAAATTCAAGCTGAACCAAAAATGTAATACAGACCAAACACAAAGTTTGAAAATATTTAATATATCTTTCAAAAAACAAGACTTGATATTTTGAAAAAAATATATATGTAATAATTATAATCATAATAATGAACTCCGACCCTTCAGTATACTATGGAAAATCACAGAATCTCGATATACCATTTGTTGGTGCCGTTGCTGCGGATGGTTTCACTGCTTATAGACCTCACAATACACTCTATGGTGCTCAAGCAAAGATTGACAACTCCATTAAACGCGATCAACTTATCGATGATGCGG